AGGGGCATCATCATGTCTCACGTATCATCTACATGTTACATCATCTACTTGTTACATTGTGTAACAACGGCGCACCCTTTCAGCGTCTGCGAGGCTACTGACTACTATGCTGCGCATCGGCCCGCGCGCATAAGAAAACCCCGGCTGGTTAGGCCGGGGCTGAAGTTCAGGGATGTGTGGTGTGTGTGGCACCACAAGGGCAGACTGGCACGGCTGGAATGATCCGTCAACGGAGCATAATCACAGACGCAAAAAAAGCCCGGCATGGTTTCCCATGCCGGGCTCTAGCTTAGATGTGGATTACTTGGCAGGCTTTGCGTCCTCCGCGTCGCATGCCTTCAAGGCCTTCATGAATGCCGCGACTGCAGCCTTGCGGCTTGCCGTGACCGTGCCAGCATTTTCCTTGCAGAACGTTTCCGCGAGTGCCGCGAGATTGAGAAGCCCGGCTGACGCCGCTTCACGGCTGACGACATGGTCAACCGTGACCGTCTTACCCTTGCCCTTGGATGTGAGTGCCGTGAAGGACACAGGCTCACGAGCGGCCGGAGCCGGAGCCGCCTCAGGCTTGCCCTTGCCCTTGCCGGGCTTCCTGCCGCCGCTCTTCTTTTTCCGGCCTTCCGGGTTGCTCACACCAGCATCAGCGCAAACGCGTGAAAACCATGTAGCAGCCGCGCCAAACGCGTCTTGCTCTTCCACCGTGCGCACGGCTTGCCCAGCCTTGGGAGTGCCACCGTTCTTGCAGGCTCCGGCAATGCCCTTACCCTTTGCAATGGCGGTTTCCCGATCCAGCGACGCGTAGAACCGCGAGCCGATCCGCCCCCCAATGCTATCAATGCGGAGTGCATCATACTTCCGGCCTTCATCATGGAATGCCTTGCGCACAGCCTCAACCGCAGCCGTGTAAGACATGCCTGCATCATATGACGTTCCGGCCACATCCTGCAGGATGACGGTAGACTTGAGGACCTTTTTTGACTTGGTAGACATTTGGTAAGTTTCCTTTACATAGGTTGCGTGGTCACTGGGAAGCCCCAGCCACAAAAAGAGAATACGCCCATTGCGTGCATATGTCAACCATCTCAGATTTCAGCCATTTAATTGCATGCCCGGCGTAATGCCCGGTAATGCCGCGTTGTTACACCGTGTAACAACGGTATGCCCGGTCCTCCGGTCATCCGTACCCGGAGCATCCCCCCTCCCCCTCCGTACACGGACCATCCGCCCACGGACGGAGTTGTCCTGGGGGTTGCCCCCCACACATTAAGTAATTCTTTTTCCCCCTGATCACCCCCCCAAGGGGTTCAGCGCGCGACCATGGCTGCTACTACCCCATACCCCATAGAACTCGGACCACCGTTTCAATATGTTAACAGTTAACATTCTGCCCTACCCCGCCTTCATGCCCGCCGGAAAATTTTTCCAAGAATTTGACAGGGGCAAATCAAACGTCTAAGACGTGAGCCACGTACCACAAGGACCAAGCCGTGAGCGTACCTGCCAAGATCAGCACACAGGTGGGGCCGTTGAAGCCGGAAGACCCGGCAACACTTGGATACCCCGCCACCCTGCCCATCGAAGTCGCGCTGAAGACAGCGTCGATCCAGCGCATATGCGAAGCCTATGGCATCAGCCGCGACGAGTGGAACGTGTTGCGCTACCAGCCGCAGTTCATTGCCGACGTGGCAGCCGCGCACGCCGAGCTGAAGAAGGAGGGCATGTCCTTCCGCATGAAGGCGAGGCTGCAGTCCGAGGAACTGCTGAAGCAGAGCTGGAAGATGATCCACGAGCCGCACGACAGCGTGCCGCCCAACGTCAAGGCCGACCTCATCAAGTTCACGATCCGCGCCGCAGGGCTTGAGCCCGACCCGAAGAACGGCCAAGGTCTCGGCGGCAGCAACCTGCAGATCAACATCAATCTGGGATGATCGCCATGTACGTGGACGACCCGACCATCTTCAAGCACCTCGCGTGGTTCTTCGGTTTCCTCGCGGGCGTCATCGTCTACCTGTTCATCATCGCAACCATCGCCTACCTCGCCGCGTCCGACATCCGGCGCACCGCCAAGGACCGCATCATGGATGACGGCGACGTGGACGGTGGGGAGACGGATCACGAGCGATGAGCCGGAACGTCATCAACTACAAGCCGCCGCCGACCATCAAGGAGTTCATCAAGGACTTCAAGCCGGGCGAGCTGTTCTACGACTGGATCGTCGGCCCTGTCGGCTCGGGCAAGACCACCGGCATCTTCTTCAAGCTCATCTACATGGCCAAGCTGCAGGAGCCGTCGTCGGATGGCATCCGGCGCACGCGTGCGGTGATCGTCCGCAACACCCTGCCGCAGCTGCGCGACACGACCGTGAACTCGTGGAACATGTGGTTCAAGGAAGGGCAGGCGGGGCACTGGAAGCTCACCGAGTGGAAGTTCACCCTCCGCTTCGACGACGTGGAGTGCGAGGTCCTGTTCAGGCCGCTCGACACGGCAGAGGACGTGGCGCGGGTTCTCTCCCTTGAAGTGACCTTCGCGATCCTCGACGAGTTCGTGCAGATACCGAAGGAGATCGTGGACGCCCTGTCCGCGCGTCTTGGCCGTTACCCGTCAGCGAAGGACGGCGGTGCGACGAACTGGGGCATGTGGGGCTCGTCGAACCCGGACAACGAAGACAATTGGTGGTATGATTATCTTCATAGGAACCTTCCCGAGAATGCCCGATACTACATCCAGCCGTCTGGGTTCTCTGCTGCTGCGGAGAACGTCGAGAATTTGCCCGGTGGCGCTGCGTATTACACAAATCAGGCGAAAGGAAAGTCTGAAGCGTGGATCAAGCAGTTCATCGACGCCGAGTGGGGCTTCTCCGTCTCCGGCAAGCCCGTCATCCAGAGCTTCCGGTCCGCGCTCCACGTCTCCAAGCGACCGCTCATCTACAACAAGCATCTCCCCCTTGTTGTCGGGTTTGATCCGGGCCTTGCTGGATCGGCGCTGATCTTCGGGCAGGAAGACCAGCGCGGACGCCTGCTCGTCTTGGGAGAGCTGGTGCAGTCGGGCTATGGCGCGGAACGGCTCATCAGTGAGCGGATGAAGCCCTACATACGGCAGCACTTTCCAGAGGCGAGCGTGATCGTGGCCCCGGACCCGGCAGCGGCCAGCCGGAGCCAGCGGGACGAGAAGCCGGTGATCGACGCCTTCAGGAAACACTTCACGGTGAAGATCGAGACCAACAACCGGCTCAACATCCGCATCGACGCGATCGACCACTACGCATGCATGCTGATTGAGGGTGAGCCTGCGCTGATGATCGACGAGCGCATGTGTCCCATCCTGTGCCGTGCGCTGAAGGGCGGCTGGCGCTACGCGATGGATACGAAGAAGGACATGATCAAGACGCCGGACCCGGAGAAAAACCAATACAGCCATCCGGGCGACGCGTTCGGGTACTTCTGCAGGTTCTTCCACCGGCAGGCGTTGCGTGATATGAGGTCCACCGGTCCGAACAACAAGACCTTCTCGCCGGGGCGGCAGTACACCTCGGCCTACCACATGAGGTGACACCGCTATGGCCGACATCGACGAGAACCCCCCGTCCATCGCGGTTGATCCCGCAGACAAGGCACCCGTTTCCCAGATCAGGTCTGAGGTGCTTAAAATGCTCGGTGACGGGCTCATGCGGACATTCGAGCAGTACGCGTCCGACCGGCAGGTGGCTGAGCAGAAGTGGCTGAGGAACCTGCGACAGTACCTCGGCGTCTACGACCCCGACATTGAGAAGATGATCCCGGCAAACCGGTCGAGGGCCTACCCGCGCGTGACGCGGGTGAAGTGCATCTCGGTGCTGTCGCGCATCATGAACCTGATGTTCCCCGGCAACGAGCGCAACTGGGAAGTCAAGGCATCTCCCTCGCCCGACATGGCACCCGACGACGTGATGGAAGCGATCAAGCGCGAGATGGCGAAGCAGCAGCAGGAAGGCGTGCAGGTCCAGATGACAGATGAGCTGATTGGCTACGCTGTCAAGAAGCTCGCGGACGAGCGCGCGGAAGCACTGGCGCTGCTCATCGACGACCAGCTGCAGGAGATCGGCGGCGACCAGACGATGGATTATATCGCGCTCAATCGCAAGGTCGCGGCGTCGGGCATCATGTTCGGCCTCGGCGTGCTGCGCGGGCCGTTCGTCATCACATCGCAGCGGACGAAGTGGGAGATCGACCCGGCCACGCAGCAGCCCGTACCCAAGATCGTCGAGGGCTACAAGCCCATGTTCGAATTCCTGCCGGTGTGGGATTTCTACCCCGACATGAGTTCGAAGACGCTCGTGCAGATGGACGGCTGGTTCTCGCGGGCTGTCATGAGCAAGTCGCAGCTGCGCGCACTGGCCAACCGGAGCGACTTCTTCGGCGACCAGATCAAGGCGTACCTCATGCGCAACCAGACCGGCAACTACAAGCCGCGCACTTTCGAGACCGAGCTGCGCACCATGGGTGTGAAGGTCAATGTGAACGACCAGAAGACCGAGAGCGGCAAGTACGAGATACTGGTCTGGCACGGGCCGATCTCGGCGCAGCAGCTCGTGGCTGCCGGTGCCGACGTGCCGAAGGACAAGATGGCCGACGACATTGAAGCCGAGGTGTGGATGGTCGAGGGTACGGTCATCAAGGCCGACATCAACCAGTGGCGCAAGATCGGCGTCGAGGTGCGCACGATCCATCCGTTCCTGTTCGATGAGGACGACACGTCGCCGGTCGGCACCGGCCTGCCTGCCGTGGTGCGTGACAGCCAGATGTCGATCTCGGCCACCACGCGCATGCTGCTCGACAACGCCTCGTCCGTGTGCGGCCCGAACTTGGAGCTGAACACTGAGCTGCTTCGTCCAGATCAGGACATTACCAACGTCCACGCCTACAAGATTTGGTATCGCGAAGGGACGGGGCCGGACGCCCAGTTCCCGGCAGTGCGCAACGTGGTGATTGAGAGCCACATGGATGAGCTGCTGAAGGCCATCGACCTGTTCATGCGCTTTGCCGACATGGAGACCTTCGTTGGTCCGGCGACCGGTGGCGACATGTCCAAGGCTCCGTCAGAGCCCATGCGCACGGCGGCGGGAGCATCCATGTTGCGGGGTGACGCGTCGCTACCCTTCAAGGACATCGTGCGCAACTTCGACAGCTTCACCCAGTCGGTGATCTACGCGCTGGTGCTGTTCAACAAGAAGTTCAACCCGGATCGCGCCAAGCCGGGCGACTACAACGTGATCGCACGTGGTGCAACGAGCCTCATCGCCAAGGAGATCAGGGGCATTCAGGTGGACAGTCTCGCGATGTCGCTCACGGACGGCGAGAAGATGCACGTGGACGATCGCAAGCTCGTCGAGGCGCGCTTCGCGGTACGCGACATGTCGAACATGCTGCTGCCGATGGACGACGTGATGCGCAAGCAGGCTGCCAACCAGCAGATGATGCAGGCTCAGAACGAGCAGCAGCAGAAGCTTACGGAAGCCAACGTGCGCAAGCTGCTCTCCGACGCACTCAAGAACATCGCGCAGGCACAGAAGAACAGCGCCGCTGCCGACGCGACCACAGCACAGGCGGCGCTCGACATCATGGAGAAGGGCCTCAATGTCATTGACGGATCGCAAGAGCAGGGCGGAAGCTCTGGTTCGGGTTCTTCGGGAGCGTAGGACGAGCCAAGAGGTCCAGACTGTAATGGACCTCTTGCAAATCCAGATCGAAGGAGTAAAAAGCAAGCTCCTGACATGTACGCTGGATGAGTTTCCTAGACTGCAAGGCGAGGGTCAGGCGTATGAAAAGCTGGTGAAGCTGATCACGCGTCCGAGCCTCGCAATCAACCCAACAGAGGAGTAGTAGATGGCTGACGCGGCTGAGACGGAACTGCAGACGACAACGACCGTGGTGAACTTCGACGATGCGTTCGCGATGCTCGCGGACATCGACAAGAAGTTCGAAGATGATGTGGCGGCGGGCAAGACACCCACGCCTCCTGCAGCCCAAGAGACGCCCGCTGAGACCCCGGCTCCTGCTCCGGCTGCCGAGGAGCCCAAGGTCGAGGAGAAGCCCGCAGAGGCCCCCGCACCGGCCCCTGCACCGGCTCCGGCTCCCGCTGCCGAGGAGGAGGACGAGGAAGCCACCGACGACGTGCTCGCGAAGCTCGCGAAGCTGGTGAAGGAAACACCGGCAGCGCCCGCACCGGCACCCGCGCCTGCCCCTGCCGCCGAGCCGCAGCTGCTCAGCGACGAGGAGAGCAGCTTCGTCCAGAACTACGAGAAGGAGTGGCCGGACATCGCGAAGGCCGAGAGCCTGCGCCGCAAGGTCGAGTACAAGCAGCTCGTGAACTACGTCTTCTCGCAGGTGGCGCAGGAACTGCGGCCCCTGTTCGAAACGGTGCAGGTGCTGTCCACGCGCACCCACCACCAAGACCTCACATCCAAGGTGGAAGATTACGACAACGTCCGTGACAAGGTCATCGACTGGGTCGGCAAGCAGCCCACATATTTGCAGGTTGCGTACAAACATGTTATTGAGAACGGAACGGTCGATGAGATCAGCGATCTCGTGGGCCGGTTCAAGCGAGAAACAGGTGCTGTGACGGCACAGCCAGTGGCCCCGGCCCCGGCACCTGCGAAGAAGGAAACTGAGCTGCCTTCAGCGACCAAACAAGCGGCTGCTGCATTGGCCCCAGTCAGTTCCAAACGGTCGGCAGTACCGCAGGCCGCAGACCCCAACGACTTTGAGGCTGCGTTTGCGTCATTCGCCAGCAAAATGTGAACTTAAATTGGAGCTAAACCCATGAACGCGATCACCTACGGTGACATCTCCCCGGCAGTCGCAGCCTATGCTGTTGTTCGCATGCTCAAGCGCGCGATGCCTTTCCTCCAGCTGGAGAAGTTCGGCCAGACCTACCCTCTGCCGACGAACTCCACCCAGACCGCCAAGTTTCGTCGCTACTTCCTCAGCGGCGCGACCGGCACGGCGGGCAACAGCTCGGGCAACTACTACATGCCGGTGGCTACCACGCCGCTGGTTGAAGGCGTGACCCCGGCTGGCAGCAAGCTCGCCAATCAGGACTACACGGTGACACTCGCCCAGTACGGCGACTACGTGACCATCACCGACGTGGTCGAAGACACGCACACCGACAAGGTGCTCGCGGAAGCCACCGACATCCTCGGTGAACAGGCGGCTCTCACCGTCGAGACGCTGCGCTTCAACGTCCTCAAGGCAGGCACCAACGTGTTCCTCGGAAACAGCGTTGGTTCACGCGATGCGATCGTCACCGCGATCTCGCTCACCGACCAGCGCCGTGTGACCACTGCCCTCAACCGGCAGAACGCGAAGAAGATCACATCGGTCGTCGCATCCAACGCCGACTTCAACACGAAGTCCGTGGAAGCGTCCTACATGGCGGTGTGCCATCCCGACCTCGAAACGGACATCCGTGGCATGACCGGCTTCAAGCCGGTGGCTGACTACGGGCCGCACACTTCGCCCTTCGAAGGCGAGATCGGCTCGGTCGAGCAGGTGCGCTACCTGACCTCGACCGTGATCGCTCCGTGGGCGGATGCCGGTGGCAACAAGGGCGCGATGCGCTCGACCTCGGGCACCAAGGCCGATGTCTACCCGGTCCTGATCTTCGCTCGCGACGCCTTCGGTATCGTCCCGCTCAAGGGCAAGTCGTCCATGACCCCCATGGTCGTGAACCCGAAGCCCTCGGCAGGCGACCCGCTGGCCCAGCGCGGCACTGTCGGCTGGAAGCTGTGGACCGCCACGGTGATCCTGCAGGAAGCCTTCATGGCTCGCCTTGAGGTCGCTGCGACGGCCTAACGATAACGGGGGTGGCCTAGCGCCGCCCCTTTCATCCTTTCCACATCCTTCTAGGAGTTACGAATATGACAACCACCACAGTAGCAGCGCGGTCTCAGGCGCGGGGTATCTCGAACTTCGCCTCTGGCTCCTTCACTTCGGACGGCAACGTCACGAACATCACGCTCGGCTTCGTGCCGCGCTACATGAAGGTGTTCAACAACACCGACGTGATCCAGTGGGAGAAGACCGAAGGCATGGCGGCAGCCGACGCGGTGAAGACCGTGGCAGGCTCCACCGGGGCCAGCGACACGATCGCCACGACCGTCGAGACCGGCTCCGATGTGCTGTTCAACAGCGACGGCACGGTGTCCCTGTCGGCGGCTCTCGTCGGCAGCTCCAAGGCGATCTCTTGGATCGCAATGGCCTGATGAACTGAGGGGGCTCCGGCCCCCTCAAACCACTTCTCGGGGGCGCGTATGCTCTACCCAGTATCGGAGGCCACGGCCATGGACGGCAACACCATCAGGATCATGCGCCACAAGAATGGCTTCGAAATCGAGATGCGCGATCCGAAGATCGAAGAAGCCAATCGCAAGGCCAAGGGTGGCCGATGGCAGAACCCCGAGGTCTCCTACGTGTTCAAGACATTCAAGGAGCTGCAGGACTTCCTGACGGCCAACCTTGAGAAGGCGCTGCCGGTGCCAAAGCCGGACGCATACGAAACCAGCTTCGCGGAAGCTGCAACAGAGGACGACGACTGATGACGGACTTTGACGACATCGAACCGAACCTGCCGCCCGCCAAGAGCAGCAGGACCGCCAAGAAGGCTGACGCCAAGGTGCGGAAACCTCAGACAGTTACGGCACCCGGCAAGGTGCGTCTCGTTGTCGAGGAAAACGATAGCATTCCGCCCACCGGCCTGTTCCTCGGGCTCAATGGTATCGGTTATCTCCTGCGCCCCGGCGAGGAGGTTGAGGTGCCGCTCGGCGTGAAGGAAATTCTGGACCACGCCGTGATGTCCACGCCGCAGATGGACCCCTCCACGCAGCAGGTCATTGGCTATCGTGAAAGAATGCGCTATCCCTACCGGCTAGTGACCACCTGACATGAGGCCGACCGATGAACCTTCAGGAGCTGCTGGACGAGCTTCGGGTTAATATCCTGAACGACCGTACCGACCGAATTGAAGGGTCGTCGGACTATCTCTGGACTGATGCGACGCTGATCCGATACATCAATGAGGCTCAGCGTCGCTTCGCACGTCAGGGGCTTGTGATCCGCGACAGCAAGACCACCGAGGTCTGCGAAGTCACGATGCAGACCGGCGTCGAGGAGTATACCCTTCACCAATCAGTGCTCGCAGTCATCTCCGCGAAGATCGCGGACGATACGTTCGACTTGCGCCGGGGCGGACATTCGATGTTCGACAGCTACCGCGCGCCGGACGATCAGGTCTTCGATGTGAACCAGTTCGCATCTGCCGCGCCGGGCAAGCCACTCGTGTTCTCGACCGACGAGACACTGGTAGCGGATGACAACGGCTCCGTCAGTGTGGTGTCCATGCGCCTGTATCCGAAACCTTCTGCGGACTACAACGGGCTCAAAGTCAAGCTGCGTGTTGTGCGGCTCCCGATCGAACCGCTGAAGGGTCTGAAGCAGGTGCCGGAGGTTCCCGAGGATCACCATCTCGACATGCTCGACTGGGCGGCGTATCTGGCGCTGCGCGTCGTCGATCACGATGCAGGTAATCCGGGTCGCGCGCACGAGTTCCGCAAGATGTTCGAAAATCATGTGCGGGATGCGCGGGCCACCGCGATGCGCAAGTTGTTCGCCCCGGCAGGTTGGGGCTTTGGCCGTAACGGCTTTATCTGGGAGCACTGATCATGGCTGACGGCGTCACGATTTCGAGGAACACACCGGACGAGATGGATAAGTGGCTCAAGGGCCAAATCCAGCTCAATCAGAAGCTCTACGGAGAAGACGAGACAGCGCGTGCCGCGAAGAACGCGAGCCCGAAGATTGGCGATGTCATGGACTTCGGCGCAGGCTCGTTCGGCAAGTACGTGACAGGTGCAGACGGCAAGCCGACGACGGTCCCGGTCGATGCGACCGGCAAGGCGCTGCAGGCTGCCCCGGAGCAGCCGAAGTTCTCGCGCGAGCAGCTGGATGCGTACTACGCGAAGCCAGAGAACAAGCCGTACCCGCTGACGAGCTTCGCCCTCGGTTACGCCGATGGCTCCTCGCGCTGGCTCAACAACAACTCCTTTGGCCTGATCCCGTCATTCGCTGACACGATGGCGAAGAACAAGGGCATCCCTGCAGACCAAGCGCAGATGATCCTCGACGCCGGTATCCGTGCGAACGACAAGTCGGGCTTCGCGGGTCAGGCGATCAGCACGGCGGCTCCCACGGCGCTGTCGATCATGGCCGCAGGCGAGGCGCTTCCGGCGATCTGGGCAGGCAAGGGCGCGGCGCTGAAGGGCGGCGTAGAGATCGCGAAGGGGCTTGGCCGAATGGCGAAGGCGGCGGCGCCTGAGATCGGCACGGCACTTGGCACGGCGGTCAGCATGCCCTTCGCCATGCGAGGCATGCTTGACGATGCAACGAAGACGCCTGCGTCGGAGCAGAACGCGGCAACGGCCCCTTCCGCAACTGCTCCTGCAGCCACGGCTCCGGCTGTGGCTGCACCTGCGGTTCAGGGCGCGACACAGAACGCGCCATCGATCGGAGATCAGCTCGTGAGCCCGCCCTCGACCGTCAACATCGGCGGCACGAGCTACACGCGCAGCGTCGATCCGCAGTCGAAGACAGGCATGTACTACGGCACCGACAAGCAGGGCGGCGTCATGGCGCTGTCCGAGCAGGATGTGGCTGGCAAGCTCCAAGCGGAGAGCGCGGAGAAGGGCCGGGCATTCCTGCCGGAAGTCTACGAGCTGCGGACCGTCAACCCGATGGGCGCTCCGGTGCGCGGGATGGCGAACCTGCGCGAGATCGACAGGAACAATTTCACACCTGAGGTCGAGAAGGAATTCCAGCAGGTGTCGGAGAACACAGGCACCTCCCTGCAGCAGCTGCGCCAGATCGCGGCAGGCCGGGCAGCGGCAGGCTGGGGCTACGGCCTCGGTCGTGCGGACCGGGCAACAGCGCCGGTCACAAGTGCTGATGTCGCCGCGAGCCAGTGGAACACACTGCAGCAGGCGATGGAGGGATCAATCGCTGCGGCGGGTGATGACCCGAAGAAGAAGCGAGTGGTCTACGACGCATGGACATCGGTGCTGGCGAACATCAACGGGGCCAAGAGTGGCAAGAGCGTTGATCAGGCACTGGAGACCCTGCAGCAGATCATGAGCGAACAGGGTCAGGCCGAATAGTTTAATCTGGAGAACGTTTCGTGGATACGAAGCTCGACAGCTCAAAGTTTCCTCTACTCAACGAACTGATGCGCAACCCGCCGCCTGCGGTGGAAGCCGAGAAGCCGCAGAACACCGGCTGGCTCGCGCCCGGCATCAGCGCCGGTATCGACAATATGCAGTCGAGCTTCGGCAGCTACATCCAGTCCGTGGGTGACATCGCGCGGTCGCCCACTATCGCCCAGTTCGGTAAGGACATGGCGGTGCGCAACGATCTGGAAGCTGCGCAGAATGGGCGTCCCGACCGCGAGAGCTTTCGTGACCTGCAAAGCTGGTCTGAGGTGCCGAGCTTCGTTGGCTATCAGGTCGCGAAGCAAGTGCCGCAGATCGGCGCGAGCTTGCTGGCCGCATGGCTGGGCAAGAAGTTTGTCACACCATACATGCCGGAAGCAGCGGCCACAGTCGGTGCGAAGGTGCCGGGCTGGCTCGGCGGTGGTGGCGCGCTCGTAGGCGACGCCGCAAAGAAGAAGGGTGCCGAGTGGGCTGCAGCGATGGCCGCGCAGGTTCCGCTCAACTTCCCGCTGGCTGCAGGCAGCATGTACAGTGAGGCCGACGCGGCAGGAAACGCCGGGCCGGGCGCTGCGCTCGCGGCGAACGCGCTCGCGATCCCGTACTCCATCATGGAAGGCTTCCAGCCCGCCGCATTGGAGAGCGCACTGGCAAAGGGCCTCACCGGCAACTTCCTCAAGCGCGTAGGAATGAGTTCCGCAGTCGGCGCGGCGACAGAGACCGTGACCGAAGGTGTGCAGACCGGCATGGAGCAGGCGTTCCGTACCGACCTGCCTCTGCGCGACAAGCTAAGCAACGTCGTCGAAGGCGCGCTCACGGGTGGCATGGTCGGCGGCATCCTCGGCTCGTTCGGTGGTATCCGCAGGCTCAAGACTGCCGACCCCGCATCGGTCACGAATGATGACATCGGCAAGATCGTCGATGATGCTACATCCGACAAGATGGCTCAGCCGCCGACGCCGATGCAGCGTGACGGCGCTCCGATGCCGCCTCTGCGCGATAACCGCCCGCTTGGTGCGCGCACGGCTGACGGCAAGAACTACGCCATCCCGACTGAAGAACTGATGGCCGGGCTTGCCAAGGCGCAGCAGCACCAGATGGACGTGCAGCAAGGTGCACAGCGGAATGACTTCGCCGCCTACTTCGGCACCGAGCAGTCTCCGGTGACTGAGAACCCGGCGACAACGACGATCATGGAACGCATCAAGCAGGAGCTTGACCTGCGCGATCAGGAGCAGCAGGGGATCGCGCCGGTCGAGGACCCTGCGGTCGCCGCCGACATGATGCGCACCATCGCGCAGGGTCCGATGCAGGGTGAGGTGCGTACCTACGAGGACACGCGGAACCCGGCCTACGAGGCACCTGCGCCGGTCGCGGCTGAGCCCGCACCTGTGGCTCCGTTTGCCAGCCCTGCCTCCGAACCCACATTTGAGCTGTTTGATCCTCAGGGTGAGCGCCTTGGGGAGCAGCAGGCTCCGGTGTCGAAGAATGTCGAGGTGCCGCCCGACACCAAGGAGATCGCTGCGCGCAAGACCGAGACCTCCAAGCTCCTCGGGGACAACAAGTCTCAGTGGGCGAAGGACATCATCAATGCTCCGACCAAGGACAATGTCGATGTCTTGAGCAACGCGCTGAAGACAATGGACAGCTACGACGCGCGGAACGTGAAGCCGCCGTCGAAGCTGCTGGAGTACCTGCGCGCCGAGAAGGTCGTGGACGACAAGGGTGTCCGGCGCAACATCCCTGCTGAGCTGGATGCGGCAGCCGCCAAGGTCGATGAGCTGCAGGCGCGTGCCCGGCAGCTTGGCACGGCGCAGGCGCTGGCCGAGGCGAAGAAGTTCCAGAAGGAGCAGTACGACCCGCTGCTGGCGACTGCCACGAAGCTCAAGGAAGCTGCGAAGCGGCAGTCCGTGACGCAGCAGGCTCCTGTGGGCGCGGAAGGCATCGACGCGGATCAGCTCATCGGCAACAAGCAGTCCGAAGGATCGACCGCATACGAGGCCGCGCAGACATTGGAGCGCGCAGCCCCTGTGTGGGATGCGGTGCTCGGCAAGGCGAACGACAGCGCACCGCTCGCAAAGGTGAAGACTGAAAATCTTCTATCTGAACTCGCAGCTGTTCAATCGCGGGCCATCACCGGGACGGCCAACACTGAGTGGGCGCAGCTGTTCGGTGAGCAGCCCGGCGTGTCGATGCCGCGCAAGACGGACGTGGCGCGTACTCAGCAGCTCCAGCAGGAACTGGCCCGGCGCGATGCAGCGGCTCCGGCGCAGGCCGAGAAGCCGGTCAGTGGTTCGCGCGACATGTTCGGCAAGCGGGCTCCCATCGACCTGAGTGCTGAGCAGCTTAATCCGGCGCAGAAGTACGCCGCGTCGCTCACGTCGTCGAAGACGCAGGGTGCCGCGAGCTTCGTGGTCGATAACCTCAAGTACGCCGAGGACGAGGGCACCGTGGTCCGCACGGTCGCCAACGAGATCGCCAAGATGCAGCAGGCCGGTAAGGCGCTGCCCAGCTTCCTGCGTGACATGGGGCAGAACATCGGCCTCATTGACGAGAGCGGCAAGGTTCGCGATCTCAACAAGGAGCTTCGCGATGCGCAGAAGAAGCTCGCCAACATGTGGGCTGCCGCGAAGAAGGCCGGTGGCGATGGCAAGCAGGCGCAGGCGTACCAGCGCCAGACCGTGCAGCCGCTGATCGACACAGCAGAGCGCATCAACGCCGCGCTGACACTTGCACCCAAGCCCGCGTCGGACATCAGGCAGGGCGGTGTGCGCGAGATGATGCTGAACCCTGCCGAGGCAGCAGTGGCAATGCCTGCCCAGCGTGAGGGCGTGACACTGGAACGCAAGCTGGCGATGCTCGGCACAATCGCGAAGGACAACAGCCCGAAGGTGCGCCACATGCACGCTGCGGCTCGCGATGCGCGGGCCATGGTCGAGAGCTTTGCGCCCAACGCGACGGCGGCGATGGATACTCTGCTCGCCAAGTACGCGCGCATCACAGGCGGTGTCATGTTCAGCCGTGTCGCTGCGGATCAGCAGGGGCCTCCGCTGCAGCGTGCCGACTTCGACAAGGCGCTCACCGCGATCATCAGCAAGCTGCCTGCGTCCGCACGCAACATCATCACGGTCGTGGAGACGACCAACGATCTACCATCTGAAGTCTTGGTTGCTGCCGAGCAGCAGGGCTTCCCGGCGAGCGAAATTCACGGTGTGCTGTATGGTGGCCGCGTCTACGTTGTGCGCGACAAGATCAGCTCTGCGGAGGACCTGCAAGAGGTCATCAACCACGAGGTGTTTGGTCACGGCGGCGCGCGGGCGCTGTTCGGGGACCAGCGCGAGGCGATGCTGTCTACGGCATTCAAGCTGGCCGGTGGTGTCGAGGGACTGCGCCGGATCGCGCGGGCCTTCGGTGTCGAAGCGCAGCTGAACCCTTACATCCCGGCGCGCGAGCTGACGGACGCCGACAAGGCGGCTCTGGTAGATGAGCTGCTGGCGCAGGCTGCAGGGGTCGCCACCGGCAAGTTCAAGACCGCAGTGCTCTCGTGGGTGGGCACATTCAAGAACGCCCTGTACAACGTCCTGAAGGCCGTGGGGCTCGACACTCTGGCAGAGCGGCTGAACACCTTCGACGCTGCTGACCTTGCAGTGATGATGACCAACATGCGCGACGCGGTCGAGCGCGGCAATGCCATCGACGGCAAAGGCGTGGCCTTCAAGTTCTCGACGCCGCAAGGCATGAACGAGAGCGCGCAGAACTTCATGAAGACCGCCGAGAACATCAAGGGCTGGTTTGCAGACAAGGCATGGCCGGAGCTGTCGCTGAAGATGAACCAGTTCCATCTCTACACCAGCACGCTCGGCCACATCGCGGACTTCTTCGGGTCGGCGTTCCAGCGCGGCGAAAAGAACGCGTTGAAGGATTACGCGAGCTACGTTCATGATCTCAGCACCGTGAACCATCAGATCGCGCATCTGGTGAAGATTTCATACGCGGCCTACGAGACACTTGAGCAGGGCTTCCCGAAGGCGGCGAAGGCCGTTGGAGACCTGATGGGTGCTGCGTACTACCGGATCGACCCGCGCAAGACGTGGGACGCGCAGCCGACGCTGCACGCCAATCCTTCGCTCAAGCCGATCGCTGAGGGCTATCACAAGCTCTACAACGACCTGCGCCAGAACAAGGCGGCAGCCGGAGTGTACGACGCATTCATCGAAACGAACGAAGCCGTGCACTTCATGCAGCAGGCGATGGTGCTCTACAATCTTCTCGCCACCGATGGTGATGTCTCGCAGGACGTGAAGACCAATCTCGCGACGCGGAACCCGATGGATGAGTTCCGCAACACGGAGAGCGCGTTCTCCAACCTCAGGAGCGCCCGCGACTTCTGGAAGTCCAAGGTGGACAGCCTCATAAACTTCACGGACAGCTACGTGAAGGCACAGCGCGGCATGCTGGGCCTGTCGAACGAGGAGACCAAGGGCAAGATCAACCGCAGCACCAGCACGCTGGATGCGATGGTGACGGACTTCCGGCAGCAGCACACAGCCATGTCGCAGGCTCCGTACTTCCATCTCGGGCGGTTCGGTGACTACGTGGTCTCGTTCTACATCAAGGCGGATGAGAACGACGTGGTGTCTCCCGACAAGTATTCTAGGATCGCGGAAGCGTTCAAGGCTGCGGGTGTCGATGGTATCGAAATCCCGCCCGGCTCGACGCGGCACAACGTCTTCCTCCGGTTCGAAAGCCTGTCAGCGATGCAAGAGGCTGCCCGTGTGGCGCGTCAGCTCGCGAAGGAAGGTATTGTGCGGGACGACGGAGACAACAAGATCAAGGCTTACACGCGCGAGCACGAGAGCGAGATCGACAGCTTGGAGCTTCAGCGCCGCCCGCAGTGGGCCAGCGCACTGGTTGCATCCATCAAGTCCGAGCACTTCGGAAAGTACGAGAACCTGTCCGAGGAGCAGCAGAAGCTCGTCAACTCAATGAACAACGAGTACGAGCGGCACGTGACGCAGTTCCTCATCAACCTGCTGCCGGACACCGCGCAGAGCAAGGTGATGGTCCATCGCAACTCGGTGCCGGGCTACTCGTCCGACATGATCAGGTCCTTCCTGTTCCGCACGAACGTGGCCGGTCGAGCGATTGCCAGCCTCTACGCATCTCCGAAGATGGCCTCGTCGATGGCAGGCATGTTCGAAGTGGCGAAGGATGCGCGGACCGATCCCGACATCAAGAAGGGCCTCGTGGTCCAGAACATCGTGTCGGAAGTTATGAAGCGTGATGCTGACCGGCGCATGGTGGTAGGCAATACCTTCCTCGACACGGTGAACGCCTTCAACCACGCCTACTTCATGGGCCTCGCTCCGTCGCACTTCATCGTGAACCTGACACAGATACCGGTGACGCTGTGGCCCGAGCTGTCGAAGAAGTTCGGGTTCATCCCGTCTGCGAAGGCGATTGCCAAGGTCACGCCGACAGCCCTCAGCATCATGAAGGCGACGCTGATCGAAGGCAGGAAGCTCGGCTGGAAGAACTTGCCCGACGCGTCGATCACACGTGAGGTGCTTGAGCGTTCCGATCTGAAGCTCACCAAGTCGCAGATCGAGTTCGTGCTGAAGGTCGTGAACAACAGTCTGGTTGACATTGGCAGCCAGTCTCGCGAGCAGGGCCGGATCATCGAAGGTAGCGGCGATGCGAAGACCGAGCAGGTGCTGCGCTGGACATCGGCCACAGGCTACTACTCCGAAATGCTCTCCCGTCTCGTCGCGGCCTTGGCGTCGCGCGAGCTGTACGGCGAGAACACGAAGGGTCTGATGGAGTACACACACAACACGATCCGTCAGTCCATGTTCGACTACGAGCAAGGCAACCGCGCCCGCGCGACAGGCCGCATGGGTCTGGCCGGGCAGTATACGCCGATCATGACGAGCCTCATGCAGTACACATTCCAGCTGACTGAGAAGCTGTACCGCGAGTTCCATGCAGCGTTCGTCGATGGTGCGAAGACCCGCGCAGAGAAGGCCGAAGCCCGCAAGTTCTTGGGCGCGCATCTGGCTGCCGTTACCACGCTCGCAGGCACGGTGGGCATGCCGATGGCGAACCTGTTCGCGATGGTCTTCAACAACCTTCGTGACTTGTTCCCTGATGACGATGACGAGCCGACAGACATCTTGGCTTCGTACAAGAACTTCATGACCTACATCTTCGGCAAGGATGCGGCGAACGTCATCGCGCACGGTGTGCCTCGTGCCTTCGGCATGGACATCTCCAAGCGTGTCGGTGAGCAGGACCTGATCCCGTACCTCCACATGTTCTCTCGCGTGCTGCTCGACAAGCGCGCGTGGCAGGACAAGGCGGGCGACGGTGCCATCGAAGCTCTCGGTGCTCCTGTCAGCATGGCGCTCAAGCTGATGTCCGGCACCGAGCGGATCATGAACGGCGATGTGCTCGGCGGTATGGCGCAAGCCTTGCCGAATGCGCTTGCAGGCCCGGCGAAGGCAGCATCGCTGTACATCGACGGCTACGTGGACACCAAGGGCAATAAGATACCGATGACTGCCGGTGGGTCCGACATGTTCTGGCAAGCGATGGGCTTCAACCCGGATCGCCGGGCGCGCTACTCGGAAGCCAAGGGCGTGCAGGCGTCACTCAACGGCGCGATGTTCCGCAAGCAGCGTCAGCTGCGCGAGGACTTGGTGACGGCACTGGAGGAGGGGAACGTGGACGCTGCCCGAGCTGCATTGCAGGCCGTGAAGCGGTGGGATGCACGGAACCCGGAGTTCGACATCCTGCCGACGATCGGCTCCGTGATCGGTTCGCGCAAGCGCGAGCGCGAGCAGGCCGAGCAGAGCAGCACACCGCTTGGCGTGAAGCCCGAATTGGCCGACCGCACGGCGTTCTTCGGGTACGATTGATTTCTATCTGACATCCGATTAGGTTGATACGAGCGAGGCTGAGATGACTGCTAAGATATACAACATCACGATTGAGCAGGGCGCGACCTTTCGGCTGAACCTCGTGTGGCGAAACCCTGACCTGACGCCGAAAGACCTCACCGGGTACACTGCACGGATGCAGGTCCGGCGCAGGCACAGCGATCCCGACATCCTGCTGGAGTTCACCACGGAGAACGGCGCGATCATACTTGGTGGAGCAGCAGGCACGATTTCGATCGTCGGGCTCGCGACACTCACAGATGATGTCTCAGTCAAGCAGGGTGTCTACGACCTTGAGCTGGTCAACGGCACGGATGTGGATCGCATCGTGGAGGGCTCTGTCGAAATCACACCGGAGGTCACGCGGTGACAGATGTAGTCGTCATTGAGACTATCGACGGTCCGGTTGTTGAGATCACTCAGGATGACCCGTTCGTCGAGGTCGTGCAGCCACCGCAGGAAACTGTCGAAGTCGTTCTCGGTCCCTCCGGTCCTCCCGGCGCGACTGGCCCGATCGGCGCGACCGGCCCTGCGGGTGCCACAGGTGCATCAGGCCCCAAGGGTACAGGCTTCGTCTACAAGGGCGATGTAGCCACAGTCGCGGACCTGCCGCTCGTCGGCAACGAGATCGGCGACACCTACAGCGTCTCACTGGACAACCATATCTACATCTGGGACGGCGTGTACTGGGATGATGCCGGTCCGGCAGTCGTGTCCTACACCGGCCCGACAGGAGCCACCGGTCCGACCGGCAGCACAGGCTCGGTCGGTGCAACAGGTCCGACCGGCTCGACAGGTCCCACGGGTCCCTCGGGCGCGTCAGGCGTCTCGGGTGTGCCGGGACCCACAGGCGCGACTGGCCCGGAGGGGCTTACAGGTCCCATCGGCGCAGTAGGCATGACAGGGCCGACAGGTCCGATCGGAGCAACAGGCCCTGTAGGCCCCACAGGTGGCGCAGGATCGACGGGACCCTCGGGGGCTACTGGACCACAGGGGGCTACCGGCGCAACCGGTCCTACGGGCACGACAGGCCCGATTGGAGCCATGGGCGCGACGGGTGCAACGGGACCCACCGGGGCGACAGGTCTGGTAGGCCCCACAGGCGCGTCCGGCGTGACAGGCGCAACGGGTGCCGTGGGCGCGACAGGTCCTTCAGGGGCGACAGGGCCGACCGGCGCGACAGGCTCAGCGGGTCCGGGGGGTAGCACAGGTCCGACCGGCCCGAGCGGTGCATCCGGCTTGGTGGGTCCCACAGGGGCCACCGGTCCCGTAGGCGCGACAGGCGCAACGGGTGTGACAGGATTGACCGGTCCGACCGGCCCGACCGGCGTTGGTGCGACCGGCGCAACGGGGCCGACCGGCGCAACGGGACCTACAGGGGCCACAGGAGCGTCAGGAGCGACCGGGATCGGCACGACAGGTGCTACCGGCCCGACCGGCGTGACGGGCGCTACAGGCCCTGCGGGGGCCACTGGAGTGGGTGCTACCGGGGCGACAGGTCCTGATGGTGCGACTGGGGCAGTTGGACCGACCGGGGCGACAGGCCCCACCGGGGCGACAGGAGCTACCGGTCCACAGGGTGCAGGCGTCTACACGGTATCGGCCACGCCGCCGTCCACGCCGACTGATGGCGACCACTGGTTCGATCTCGGCTCCGGCATTGAGTACGTGTGGGTCGAGGACGGCGACAGCAGCGCATGGGTGGAGACCGGCCTCGGCGGCGGGGGCATGGATGGTAGCGACGGCGCGACGGGTGCAACAGGTCCCACCGGAGCTACAGGTGCAACAGGTCCGGCAGGAGCGACGGGACCGCAAGGAGATGCGGGTCCGACCGGCGCAACAGGCGCGACAGGTCCGCAGGGCGAAACAGGACCTACGGGTGCAACGGGAGCCGGGGCAACAGGTGCGACTGGTGCAACAGGTCCGGCAGGCACTGACGGCGCGACGGGTCCGACAGGCCCGGCAGGCGCAACGGGTCCGACTGGAGCAACGGGTCCAACGGGAGCAACCGGGCCGACAGGCGCGACAGGTCCTGCGAACCTCGTGCAGAATGCGCAGACCGGAGCGACCTATACTTTCGTCGCAGGCGATGCGCAGCTGAAGATGGTGACGCTCGACTACGCAACAGCAGTCAACGCGACAATCGACGGCAGCGTCTTTGCAGCAGGCGACGTGGTGAACGTCCTGCAGAAGGGCGCGGGGCAGGTCACATTCGTGCAGGGGTCCGGCATGACGCTTCGATCCTCGGGCAGCAAGCTCAAGCTCACTGGCCAATACTCGGTCGGCGGGTTCTGGTGTGAAAGCTCATCGGTCTGCTACGTGTTCGGAGACATCACAGCATGAGGCGGGCTATCCTCGCAGCGTCCGTATTCTCAGGGCTGATCATCCCAGCGACACCTCAGCTGTTTGTTCCAGCTGCGCCTGCCATCGTGAAGGCAGATCACTTGGAGCTAACACGTCATCTGCTTGCGATCCCGATCCCGGTGGGCGTGCCAGCATCAATGCAGCGGCCCCCGCCGTCCTACCTCTCTGTTGCTGGCTCGGCAGCATCACAGACCGCAGAGACCTACACGTGGACACACACGATCGAAGCGACAGCAACATGCATTATCGTCGCGTTCGGCGGGATGAGCGGCGTACCTGTTGTCGGCAACCTCTCCTGCACGGTCAACGGCGTGGCGATGACGCAAGCCGTGGTGACATCAGCGTCCACCAAGTTCAAGCACGCGCTGTTCTACATGTTCAATCCGCCGACAGGCGCGCAGACGATTGTTGCGACAGCAAGCGGGACCATCGACCGCCATGGTGCAGCACACTCGGTCACGGTTGCTGGGGCAGCGTCAGTCGATGCCAGCAATTCAGGAACAGGGACAACATCAGCGTCAGCGGTGTTGACGACGTCCAAGAAGACGCTTGTCATCGCTGGTGCCACAGTGAACACCTCCGTATCGACAGGCTCGACCATGACGATCTCATCGCCCGCGAGCAGCACGAACGTGCGAGAGGTCACGAGCACATACATCACTCGGCAATTCACAATCGCATACAAAACGCCAGTGCAGGACGCTGGTACTGTGACAGTCACAGTCGCCCCGACGAACTCGTCCACTGTCCACGTCTGCGCTGTTGCGCTGGCGGCATAGGAGAACCAGATGGCGGTCAATTTCCCCAACAGCCCCGCGCTCAACGAGATTTATGCTTATGGCAACCGATCATGGAAGTGGAATGGTACAGGATGGATCGCGTACTCAAGTACAGCTGAGATCGGACCAACCGGCCCTGTGGGTGCTACGGGTGCCACTGGTCCTGCTGGCGCTACTGGTCCTTCTGGTGCCGATGGTGCTGCTGGCGTCACAGGCGCTACCGGAGCGACTGGTCCTTCTGGTGTCGATGGTGCCTCAGGTCCCTCTGGTGTTGCTGGCGTGGATGGCGCTACTGGACCCTCAGGGGCCACTGGAGCAACCGGAGCAACTGGACCGGCAGGAGCTGACGGTGCTACAGGAGCAACTGGACCTGCTGGAGCCACCGGACCAAGCGGAGCTTCGGGAGCGACTGGACCGACAGGTCCGACTGGCCCGCAAGGGGACGTAGGCTTTCTTCTGATGGGTGGGTGACATGACAGCGACGAACAAAGTCCTCGGGCAAGCTGCACCGGGTGCCACGACAGAGACAGACCTTTACACCGCGCCCTCGCAGGCCGTCGTGTCCACGCTGGCGATCTGCAACAGGTCAGCGACAGCCACCACGTTTCGCGTGTCGGTGGCTGTGGCCGGTGCAGCGACCGAGAACAAGCAGTACATCTACTATGACGTGACCAT